GCACTATTAACCGTTCACAAAGTTGGACCTGGACCGGCACCGGTTACACTATCGCTTACAGCGCAAACACCAATGGTGGCAGCTCGGGCACTTTCTATGCTCAAGAAATTACTCTGACTAACAACAATACTAAAAACCTCTTTGTAACGCTTGAGAGCGGGACAACGGGCATCTCAGCAAACACTGTTGTGAACAACGGTTCGAGCCAGGTCCTGCAAGGCTCTGGGGCAACCCAGTCAGGAACCGCCTGGACGATTGATGCAATCATCACAGACCAAACAACACAGGGAACGCTGTATTCAGCTGTTGCCGCGTTTGATGGCTCAAATACCACTACCGACAGTGACGGCGTTCCGTCGGATGGCTTCGATATTTCCGGCTTTACGGGGACTTACAATAGGGTGATATAAAAATGGCCAGCGTTACACTACCAATCAGAAACCTCGGTTCGACTGGTGTGCTGACTGACTTAAATCCTTACAATCTGCCTATCACTGGCTTTTCAAAAGGTGTGAATGTGCGTTTTGACGAAGGTAAAGTCAGACGCGCAGCGATATTTAGAGGCGTAAAAGATAGCTTGGGTTTTGACCCACGGGCTGCCTTTGGCATCCAACCAACCTCAGGTTTCGATAAGGTCCTGATTGTCTCAGACGATTATGTGATCAAGGAATATGCGTCAGGATCATTAACTGACCGTTCTGGTTCCATCTCGGCCTCGAGCGACCCGCACCCGTTCACTATATGCTCTCTAGCTGATGTGATTTACATCAACAGACCAGACAGGGTTCCGGTGTTCAGATTGCCAGCCGGAACGGACTTTGCTGACCTTACAAACTTTGATAGCAACTGGCGGGCAACCGCTCTGCGTCCGTTCGGTGATTTTCTGTTGGCTTTGGGCCTAGTTGAGAGCAGTACGAATTATCCAAACCGCGTTCGCTTTTCTAACATTGTCACGGCAAACAACATCCCAGATTCATGGTCAGCCACTGACGCAACGAAAAGCAGTGGCTTCGTTGACCTTGTCGATATGAAAACGCCGATAGTTGATGGATTGGAATTAGGGTCTAACTTCGTAATTTACAGCTCAACTGAAGCTGTGCTGTTAGAATTTACCGGCGGCACGTTTGTTATGTCGAACCGTAAGCTATTCAGCGACGAAGGCATCATAAATCAGAACGCTGTTGTGCAAGTAAACAACCAGCATTTTGTATTCGGCGTAAATGACATCTATCGTTTTGACGGCGTAACCAGGCAATCAATATGCGACGCCAGGGTTCGACAGTTTATCTTCAGCACACTCAACAGAAAGAACAGTGACCGCTGCTTCGTGCATCACAATCAGGATTTGTCAGAAATTCTGTTCTGTTACCAGAGTGGTGACTCCCTTGTTGGATTTACGGATACAGCAAGATGCAATAGAGCAGCTGTGTTTAACTATTCAACGGGAGCCTGGAGTTTTGTTGACCTGCCAAATGTATCAGCCGGTGCAGTAGCAAACATTAACTCTGTACAGACTTATGCGAACACAAATGCATCGTATAATACTGTCGGCTCCACCTATTATCAGCAGGAAGATTCCTACGACAAACACTCGCTGATGGTTGGCAACCAGGACACCAGCAACGGTATTTCTTCATCAAAATTGTGGGCGTTAGATACAGCGGATACAGGCAAAGTAGCTTTTGACTTAGATACTGAGGCTGTAAAGCCGCCTGTGTTGGAACGTGTAGGCATCGATTTGGACGAAATCAAAGAGCCTTTAGATGGTTATAAGATCATCACCAGGTTCCTGCCGCAGATATCAACATTGAACACTGACGATACCACGGTGAACCTTGAGTTTGGCGCATCTGATCTGCCGAACCAGCCTCCCACATATTCCGCCTCAGCAACTTTTGACATGGCAACTGATTATAAAATCGATAGCCGCGCAGCAGGGCGTTATTTGAGTTACAAAGTCACCCTGGATAGCGACGACTACAAAGATTTTGAGTTTTCAGGTTTTGACGTGGATGTAACCACAACAGGGCGTATCTGATGGCAGTAAACGATAAATCGAATCTCGTTATCAAAGGTTATAACAGAGGCACACCGCCGGTATTAGATGAAGGCTATAAGCGGTACATACAAGATGAGCTGCAAAGAATAGAAACATCAGTCAGGTCATTAGCCGTTGCGGGCATAGAAGTATTAGATGAACCTCCGAAAAACCCTATCAAAGGCATGGTAAAATATGCGGTGAGCGGGTGGGACCCGATTGGAGACGGTACTACCGGCCTCGTTTATTACAATGGCACGTCATGGCAGACGGTTTAAAAATACCGGTTCTGCAAACAGCGTTTTACACAATTTATTATGAGGGTATCGAGCTGCCAACTGGGGGCTGCATGACCTTCGTGCATTGTGACATTCACACAAAGTGGACACGCTTTATCAAAGAAAACTTAAAAGAGGATTTTGCGCTGCTAACAGGTATGCGAATTGAGCCTCTGTACTGTGCTCGGCACGATGCAAAACAAGAGAAATTCATACGCATGTTTGGGTTTGAATACTTGTACAGCCTTCCTGAGCACAGCTTAGATATTTACCAACTGGAGATTTAGATATGGGCAATCCTATCGCTTCGATTGCTGGGTCGGTCATCGGCGGCATGATGAACCGCAGCGCAGCCAAAAAACAAGCTGCTGCAATGGACAGAGCCAATGAAATGTCCAACATGGGCTATCTTGACGCTCAGCCATACATCACTGACCTCTACAGCAGAGGAAAATCGGCTTTACAGGGTGTTCTTGATACTGGAGCATATCAAGGGCCTACCTATGCCCGTTTCAATCCAATGCAAGATGCTGCCTATAACGCACAGTATAATACAGGGGATGTTGGTGTTGCAGATGCAACCAACTTCATGAACGCTGGCCGCGGCTTCGCTCAGAATTATCAAAATATCTATAATCAGGCTCAGAATGATATGCTGGGCAATGCTGTCAGCTATGCAACGGACATGAACAACGTCCGCCCGCTGCTCACTGCGGCAACGAGAGATGCTAGGCGTAACCTTGATGAAAACACATTACGAGGAATTGATGTCGCCGCCTCTCGCAGTGGAAACACAAATTCATCCAGGGCAGGGATAGCAGATGCAATTGCAGCCCGTGGCTTTGCAGACCGTGAAGCAGATATGGCTGCCACCATTAGCGATAACCTTCTGAGCAGGTCACTCAATCAGCAGCAAAACCAGCTGAATAATCTGACTAATGCCAACAAAAACCTTGCCGGGTTATATGGCACTGGGTTCAGCCAAGGTGCTGATGCAGCTAATCTGATGGCTCAAGCTGGCAACGCGTTCCGCAACGAAGACCAAAATATCATGGCTGATGATCAAGCAAATTTCGAGCGTCAGCGTGATTTTGAAATGAACCAGCTTAATAATTACAACGCGGGTATTCTGGGCCGTGCGCCGACCTCAGGCACACGATATACGCCTAACATGGTTGACCCAACAATGGCCGGTCTCAGTGGAGCAATATCTGGATTTGGTATGGGCGGCAGATTGGGTAACGCCTTCAGCAATATGTTCTCTTCGGCTCCATCAGCTGTCCAAGCTGCACCGGTTTACAACCCCATGTTGGCTCAAAACCCTGCTCTTGGCGGCAGATTTTACGGATTTTAGGGGGGAAATATGGTCACCTACAACCCTGATGGAACACTTCAGCGTGTACCTGTCAACCCGATTGTTCCTGGCGGTCAGGCAACTTCTAACGGCGTTCTGGGCAACACAGCCTTATCGCAGACAGGCATACTCAATCCAGCCCGCATGACAGCACCTCTTGCACCTCTTCCAAATCAGCGTATCGGATTAAACGAAGCCTTGATCAGGATTGGCGGGGCAGGGGTGGAAGGCGCACAGCAGGGCGGTCTGCAGTCTTTTGCCAACATGACTAAACAGTATGGCGCAATTGAGGATTATAACCGTTCAAGAGCCTTGGATGAATATAACGCGCAAATCAAAATGATGAACGCGATGAACAAGGGTAAGAACAAAAAGCAGACTAGCGGCGCGGTAAGTCCATACAATGCGACTGTTCTGCAGACAATTGATGACATCATTCCGGTATTGAATGACGACATCGACAGTTGGATGAACAAATGGTTAGGCATCGGTGGCTGGACTACTGGAACACTCGGTCAACTTCTGAGCAAAGTAGGCGGAACAGGTGCAGCTGACTTAAATGCTAAACTGGAAACTCTTCGCTCTAATATCGGTTTCGACAGATTGCAGAAGATGCGTATGGAATCGCCGACAGGCGGTGCGCTTGGTTCTGTCTCCGAACGTGAACTATCCCAGCTGAACGCTGCATTAGGCAGCCTGGAGCAATCACAAAGCCCAGAACAGCTTAAACAAAACATCCTGCGGATTAGAGACCAATATGAACGGGCAATCATTGCGCTGCAGAACGATTTCGCTGCGGATGGCCTGACTTTCCAGGTTCCTAGCCAACAATCATCGACTGATCTCTTTTCTCAAGCGGATGCAATCGTAGGATCAAACTAAAATGGCAGATATTCGGCAGTACGCTGATTGGCTGGTTGCTAATCAGAACAAGAAAGGTACGCCTGAATTTGAGACTGTAGCAAATGCCTATAAACAGCTTAGGCAAAGTCCACAGCAATCTGCAGGGCCTGACACAAGCCTACTTTCGGGTATGGCAAACAGTGCGCTGCGGATCGGTTCAGGAATGGCAGACTTCCTCCCTACCGTTAACAAGGCTCTGACAGGGTATGAAAATCCGCGTTTATTGTTTGGCGACGGAGACGGCAAGTTAACATTAAACGACTTCACATCGATGCGGATGGTCGATGAGAAAGACGTGCCTTCTAATATGCAAAATCCTTTCGCTTTTAGCGGAACCGAATTTGAAGATGCTGCTGATTTTCTGAAGAAGAAACAAAAGGAACTTAACTACCAGCCAAAAGTGCCATGGGAGCAGTTAAAGTCAGACCCTTCAGTGGGTAACATTTTAGCTTTTATGGGTGAACAGGCAGTAACGTCGTTGCCTGATATGGCAGCGGCTCTCATCAGCACCCCAGCATACTTTACCTCGTATGTCGCACCAATCGCTGAAGAACGCGCCAAGAATGATGGCCGCGAGAATGTAACACCTTCCGATATTATCATCGCAATGGGCAGCTCAGCAGCAATTGCTGGGGCTGAACGGTTCGGTGCCAAGGGTATCTTCGGCGGTATGACTGGTAACGCCGTGACCCGTCCGGTCAAAGCTGGTGTTCGCGAAGCCGGTACAGAGGCTATGCAGAACCCAATCGAGTACGCGGGTGGCACAGTTGGCACTGAAGCTGGTTTTGACCCTGCAGTGGCGTTAGACCAAGCTGCAGCAGGGGCTGTAGGTGGCTTTGGAGCCGGTACAGGCATTAGAACAGTCAATGAGGTTGTCGGTGTAGGTAAAGAAAGCAGCAAACAAGCTGTTGCAGACGCTGCAGCTAAAGCTGGTGATGTATTAAACCCTGCAATGATTGGGTATGACCGCCAAGCAGCGGCTGACCTCGGTCAAAGGATACAGCGTATCGCCCAGGCAAACGACCTGGACCTGAAGAATGTCACAAAGACTAGCACATCAGGCGCGAGAGAAGCTGTAGATAAGGCTCACATTCAAATCTCGGAAGAGTTGAAGCAGCTGGCCCGTGACCTAAAGAAACAACTGGGCATTACTGATGCAGACAGCGAGGCCATCGTTTTCGACAAGGTTATGGCCATTGCTGGGCAGCGTCAGGCAAGAAACAAAGCCAAAAGCACGGTCGGCGTTGAAGAAATGCAAGCTATCGAGCGGCTGACTGGCAACACCCGTGAAGGCCAGCGTATGCTGTCCCTAATGCGTCAGATGAACGAGCTGACCACATTGCATAACTCAGGTTATGTAGCTGGTGTCTCTAAATTCACTGACCAGCTATCACCGCTGCCGACAAATGTTGGATATAGCGACCGCAGTCTGATTGAAACACCGACGCGGGTGCTGGGTAGTTTGTACGGTGCCTCTATCAATCCGCTTATCCCAGCAGCTCAGGCAACTGCAGTTGTCGGGGGCAGGGCAGTTGATGCTCTGACCGGCAGACGCTCACGCGTGGCACGGTATGTAAAGGATAACGCTGGAAACCGTGGGATTGATACATCACAGCAGCCGTCAGTCCGTGAACAGAAGCAGCGTGAACTAGCAGCAAGGGATGCTTATTATAATGACCTTAATCAGCGCGAAACTGAGATGCATAAGGAGCTGTATAACCAGAACGGTTCGTTCAGCCCGCTTTCGCCTCAACAGATCATCCTTGACGAGCTGGGATTATCTCCGCAGCAAGCTGTTAAGGTTTTGGAAGAATTAAAGAAGAACGAAGCCTTTAAGGATGCTGCAGAAAAAGCAATCAAATCATTTAAAGAGGGCGGCCGGATTGAGTCACTAAAGCTAGTTGCACCTGCCATGCGCGGTGTTCTGGCCGACCCTAATAATGAACTGAAAAGCGACCGTGAACCTCAGCCTGGAGCTGCACAAAGGGCACAGGCTCAAGTAGAGTCACCAGCTTATTTGCGTGGTATTCAGAGTAACCGGGAGCTGAACAGCGAACTGGTTGATCAGGTACAGAATGATCCGTCTATTTCACCAGCAGATAAAGGCATTTTGCTCACTGCATTAAATAGACTCGGCTTAAACCTTGGAAACAACCCTTCCGAAGAAGCTGTTGAAATTGCTGTAGAAGCTGAGCGTAATTTATCTCAGCCTGAGCTAGCCGATAAATATATAGGACCTTATCTGAACCGCGTTCTGAGGCAACAGGCTAGCAACGAAGATGTGACTGTGATGCGGTCGCAATCTACAACGCAACCCGTTAACGATCCTATGCGTATTTCACCACGCAGACCAACTGCAGTGGCGGCAACAGAGAACCCACTAACAGATGACCTGCAGATCGACTCTGCAGCAATTCTTGACTCTAGCCTGGGTGCTAAATTGCTGCCAAAAGTTATGAATTACCTGGGTGTAAGAGGTGAGCGGCAAGTTGGCGATAATCGTGCTGATGAACAAATATTCATCGACCACATCAAGAACAATTTGCTGCACCTGTATAACAGCGTAAGCCCCGAATACCGTGAACGCGCAAAGCAGTGGTATGTCGGAGCAAACAAGCTAAGCCAAGAGGCTGCGGACAAGTATAGTCTAGATTTACACCAGGTTGCTGGTGTTATGGCTGCCTTGTCACCACAAAAAGACTGGTACATGAACTATGACCTGGGCATCAGGACAATAGACAGTTACCGGAAAATCCAGCCGACTGATGAGTTTACAAAGCCTATGGCGTCTGCGTTTCGGCGTATGATTAAGAAACAACAGCCTGGGCCGCAGAAAACTCTCAAAGCAACATTGAAACTTATTAATGGCGCACAATTCCAGGATTTGAACACTTATGAAAAAGCTGTCTTTATCAGGTTTTATGATGAAGTAAATAATCCTGAACGCGGGCACCGTATCATTACACCAGAAGGTGACTTGGCTGACTTCCAGAGAACCGTCAAAGGCGAGAAGTCAGGTACGGCCTGGAACGGCTTTGGTGATATTCAAAAAGCTGTTGAGATCATCGAAAACGGCGCACGGGAGAATGTGGATATTCAACTTGGCATGATGCACAAGGTCCGCAGTTTTTATAATAATATCCTGAACCCAATGTCAGACAGAGGTGATGTCACTATTGACACCCACGCTGTGGCTGCCGGTCATTTGCGACCTTTCTCCGGAAATCATCAAGAAGTTATGGAAAACTTCAAGGGTGGCGGTAAATCTGGTGTTTCAGGAGCAGTTGGGGCTTATGGCCTCTATGCAGACGCATACAGAGCCGCCGCAGCGGAAGCTGGTGTATTGCCGAGGGAAATGCAGTCTATCACCTGGGAAGCCGTCAGAGGCTTGTTCACGCCCCAATACAAAGGGCAGAAAAAGAACCAAGAAACCATCGCAAATATCTGGAAAAGATATGACGCGGGTGATATAATGATAGACCAAGCAAGACAGGAGATTTTCGATGCAGCAGGGGGCATTAACAGGGCAGCCTGGGAAGGAACAGGACCCGATAATCCAACAGTTGAACAAAATCGGAGTCTTGCCGACCCAGGAAACATACCTGGCACTGGCGTACCCGGAACAGGAAATAGACGCGGAACTGGAAGCGAACCTTCCGGACCACTTCTTCGATCTGCCCAAACAGTAAGGCTGACAGGCACGTTTGATGACGGCGAAAGTTACGCCGAGCAAGAGGCCGAAGCCTTAGACTTACAAGAACGACTTGGCAAACAGCAAAATGTGGCGCGTTTCTTTGAAAAGAGTAAGCGCGTAGTCCGTAAAGCTGTGCGCCGCCTTGACCCTGAGGGGCGGGAGACAATGAGCGTTCTTGCAGCTGGTCTAAACGGCAAAGGCGTATCAAATGAAGACTTAGAGGTGATAACACCTCTGCTGGTTGATAGTTTCGCTACACTCAGCACAATGCCGCCAGAAGTGTTTGGCGAGTATGTTGAGCGTAAGAACCGAGAAACCGGCGAGGTAAAGCGTAGCATCCGTCTCAAGCAAATAGGCGATGAGACAATTGAAGATGTTATGACGCCTCAGCAGTTCATGAATACATTTCTGCATGAGTTAGGACATTCAATTGAGGCCCAAAGCGGTTTCAGAGAGTTTCTGACTGTATTGCAGTTTGTTGCGAACAACTCATCTGACCAAGATATGATGAAGCTGCATGAAGATGTGGTGAACATCAGCCGCTCTAGACGCCCTGAATTATGGGCCGGTGTAGACTTCAAACTGCAAAATTTGCAAACCCAGACACAAGTTGTCATCCCAGACGCAACGGAAATCGCTAAGATGGACCGAAATGAGCTATATCAGCTTGGCTTGCGGATAGATGAAGACTTCACTGAGCAAGGCATAATTAGTCCAACAGGCACATTCATGAACACACTGGCTGGCATTAAGACTGATGTCGATTATGCTTATAATCCAGCTGAGTTGGGTGCTGATGTTATCGCGGCCTACCTCTATGCCCCGGCAGCCTTCAAGAAAAACTATCCTGAAGTTGCCGAACGGGTCAGAGAAGTCGTGAATAACAGCGACATCAAAGACTTCATTACTTTTCACTCTCTCGCTTCAATCCTTGGGGTCGGCACAATGGCTGCCTTACTTGCAGGAGCTGATGACGAAGAAGAAAAGGGCGTTCTATCTCTCGGGTCCGGCGCACTCAGCGCAGCCTAACAAATCTCAAGGAGACATCTATGCAAACCACAGCAGCCAGCCTGGTCGGGCTGTTAACGACTGTTGATGCCCTGATGGCCAGCTCCCTGACAAATGATCAGAAGACAATCATCCTGGACGATATGCTGAAAGGCATACCGCCGGAGCAATTCTGCATCCATTGTCTGCGGACGCGGGCCATCATCATCAACAAAATACAAGAGGCTATTGATGGTTTCAAAGCCACGCAAAGCACGGGCAAAAAGCCCGTCCAAAGTCGGGCAAGGAAAACACCCGCAAAAGGCACCAAAAAGTAACTATTTCACAAACCTCATGAAAACACCCGAGGGCAGGGCATTGCGTCGGCAGTGGTCTACACAACCGCGCAAGAACGCAGGTCGGCCCCGCGGTGTTCCAGATGGCTACAGCAGAGAGCAGATTGAGCCTATCCGGGCTGAGGCAAAAGAACAGGCAAAAAGGATTGTTAAGATCATGAGCAAAGAATACGGCATTGAGGACCAGTACGCGCAAGCTGCCCTGGAAACTGCTGTTGAAGTAATGCGTATGCCTGGTGACAACCGTGAACGAGTGGCAGCAGCCAGACTTGTCCTGGACTTCACCAAGCAGAAGCCAGCGGCCAAGAATGAGCTGTCCATCAGCAAAGCTGAAGACTTCCTGGCAAGCCTGGTTGAGGACGATGATGGACAAGAAGCTGAAAGCAGTTCGTAAACGACTGCTCACAGACTTTCCGTTCTATTCTAAATCTGCTCTAAAGATACGAACCAAAGAAGGTATGGTTGCGCCACTGGTGCTCAACCCTGCCCAGCAAATTCTTCAGGACGCCATCGACAAACAGATGGCTGATGAAGGCAAAATCAGAATTATCATTTTGAAAGCGCGACAGCAGGGTTTGTCCACAATGGTGGGCGGCTATCTGTATTTCAATGTCTCACAGAACAAGGCCCGCAAAGCCATGGTGATCACGCACCATGCAGATAGTACCCGTGCTCTGTTTGATATGACCAAGCGTTATCACGAAAACTGCCCCGAGATATTAAAACCGCACACAAAGTACAGTTCCAGACGTGAATTATCTTTTGATGTCTTGGATAGTTCCTATGTGGTGGCAACAGCTGGCGGCGACAGTGTAGGGAGAGGCGAGACCCTAACGCACGTCCACGCTTCGGAGTTGGCGTTCTGGCCGAAATCAACGGCTCAGGACATATGGAATGGTCTCGCCCAAGCTGTACCGTCCTCCCCAAACACTGCGATTTTCATCGAGAGTACAGCCAATGGCGTAAGCGGGGTTTACTACGACCTCTGGAAAGGAGCCGTAGAGGGGACCAACGGATACACCCCTGTTTTCATCCCGTGGTTTACGGACCCCACTTACAAGGAAAGTGTGCCAGCAAACTTCGAACGCACACCAGAGGAAGAGGAACTTGTTTCACGCTACGGGCTAGATGATGCACAGCTTTGCTTCAGGCGGAAAAAGATAGCACAGAGCGGCAAAGATTCCTTCATGGCCGAGTATCCCAGCTTTCCAGAGGAAGCCTTTCTAACAACCGGACGCCCGGTCTTCAATCCAGAACAGCTGCAAGCGCAGCTCGAACAAACAAGAGACATCGAAGCGAAGTTGGCCCTGGAAACAGATGAATGGATGCCAAACCTGCGTGGTGAGCTGCAGATGTACCGTAAATACGATGCAGGAGAAAACTATGTCATTGGCGCAGACATTGCGATGGGCGTTAGAGATGGGGACTGGTCGGTTGCCCAGGTTCTCGACTCTAAGAAAAGACAGGTCGCCACATGGCGCGGCCGTGTTCATCCAGATTATATGGCTGAGGTGTTGTTCCATTTGGGCAACTTCTTTAACCAGGCTTTCATCATTGTGGAGAACAATTCGCACGGAATCCTCACATGTACGCGTCTGGGTAAGGACATGGCTTATCCTAATTTCTACACTTCGGTCAGGCACGATCAGATTACTGATAAAGAAACGGTTGTCCTGGGATTCACGACTACAGCGAAAACCAAACCATTGGTTATAGACCAGCTCAGAGCGGCTAACCGTGATGGTGAACTGGAACTGAACGACAAAACAACAATCCGAGAAATGCTCACTTACATCGTGACTGAGTCAGGCGCAATGGAGGCCGAGCAAGGCTGCCATGATGACTGCGTGATGGCCCTGGCATTAGCCAATTATGTGCATGAAGGCGCATGGGACCCAGTTGAGCAACCTGACGGCATTTATATGGAAATGATATAAGATATGGCCAAAATAGAAGATTACAGACCCATGGATGACGGTGACATCCTGAAGGCTCTTGAGCTGAATATCAAAAGTGCCGTGGGGTATTACGACAGTGAGCTGTCTACCGAACGCAAGAAAGTCACCGATTATTACAACGCGCAACAGCCTAGGCCAGCCCATGACGGAAACAGCCGTTATGTATCTCAAGATGTTTGGGCGGGCGTACAGTCTATGTCAGCATCACTGCTTGAGACATTTGCGGCTGGTAACCGCATTGTTAAGTTTGCACCGCAGAACCAGGATGATGTCGAAACTAGTGAAATCTGCTCTGCATACACTGATTATGTGCTGTTCAGACAGAATGACGGTTTTGGCGTATTTCAGTCGGTCATCCATGACGGCCTCATGGCCCGCGTCGGTATTGCAAAAGTATTCTGGGATGAGCGAACCGAAACCCAGGAAGAAGAGTTTACAAACCTTACCGGCGACGAGCTGGACCTGCTATTAGCAGAAGATGATATCGAGCTGGTAGACAGCGAGACTAACGATATCGGCTTAATCTCCGGCACCGTAGAACGCACAATTGATACATCACAAGTCTGCGTTAAGCCTGTCCCACCAGAAGAGTTTATTATCGAAGCCCAAGCAGCATCGCTTGATGATGTCGATTTCTGTGCTCACCGAACACGCTACAGTCTGAGCGACCTGCGGGCCATGGGTTATGATGAAGATAAAATTGGTAAAATCGGCTCTGACTCTGAAGATACAGAATTAGAGACAGACCCTGAGATACTTGCCAGGTTTGACCGTATTGGCGGAGACCGCAAGAACCACGCACAAGGCTATATCGACCAGGTGCGTGAAGTTATGGTCTATGAGGCATACCTGAACCTTGACCTAGACGGCACAGGACAGGCGTCTTTGCACAGAGTTATCAAAGCTGGCAATCAGATACTGGATATCGAGCCAGTTGACCGGCGGCCGTTTGTTGTCTTCACACCGTTGCCGACCCCGCATAGTTTCTACGGGGCAAACTTCGCAGACCGTCTGATTACAACACAGAACGCTAAGACTGTTCTGACCAGATCAATTCTTGATAGTGCGGTGATCGCAAACAATCCGCGATATATGGTGGTCAAAGGCGGCCTTACAAACCCGCGTGAGCTGATAGATAACAGGGTAGGGGGATTGGTTAATGTTTCCCGGCCAGACGCTATCTCGCCCATGCCACAGGCACCACTAAACCCGTTTGTATTCCAAACCATCAATCTGCTTGATGAAGAAAAGGAAGATACAAGCTCAATCAGCTCACTCAGCACCGGTCTCAATAAGGATGCAGTGAGCAAGCAAAATAGCCAGGCCATGGTTGAGCAGCTGGTTACTATGAGCCAGCAGCGGATGAAGATTATCGCCCGTAATTTCGCAACACAGTTTGT